AACTTCGCGAGCTTGTATCTCGTCTCGATCGCCAAATCAACGACAGGGAAAGAACACGGTCGGACCGTTATCAATGCCATATTGAACGCAAGCGGGACCGGCGACCTCATGAGCGGGAGCGGATACACATCGCCGGGAGCGGTCTACTCGGAGTTAAAGGAGCGACCGAATCACATCGCCGTGATCGACGAGTTTGGGAAATACCTCGAGGCGACCCAGGCGACTGGAAACTCTCAACTCAAGGAAGCGGTGACGGTACTCGTCGAGGCGTTCGGTGTCCTTCACTCGAGCCTTCGTCCGAAGTCATACTCGGAGATGTCCGGTCAAGCTCGGGAGAAGGTCGTCATCGATAGACCAGCGATCACGCTCCTCGGTCTCACGACGCCGAACCAGTTTTACGACGCTCTCGGCTCCGGGGATGTCGAGACCGGCGTCCTCGGTCGTCTCCTCGTCATCGAGTCGAAGGCTCCTCGGCGGAAGCGACAAAAGATCCGAGTCGATGTCACGCCTCCGGGACGGGTCATCGCATGGGTGAAGGAAGTTCGAGACGATGGCGGGATGCACGAAGTCGGGGAGCTCACATCGCCGGAGATGGCTCCGGACCCGGTCGTCGTTGCATTCGATGAGGAAGCCGAAAGAGTGATCGATCAATTCGAGGACGAAGTCCTACGTCGTCAAGACGAGCTCGAGGCGAAGCGACTCGACGTCCTCCTCGGACGGTCGGTCGAGCTCGCGATGAGGATCTCTCTCATCCTTGCCTTGTCCGTCGATGTCCGTCGTCCGCTTATCACCGGCGAGCTCGCACGATGGGCGGTCTCTTACGTCCGACAAGCGGCCGAGAGTCTGGTCTCTTCGGTATCGTCGAGGATGAACGAGAGCGGCTATGCAAGCCTCCGAGGACGGGTCCTCGAGGCGGTACTCGCGGCCGGACCTCGAGGTCTCACGGAGTACGAAGTCGGACGAGCTCTCAAGAGCATCGAGCCTCGACGCCGCGGTGAGATACTCCGCGACCTTCGAGAGAGTCGAGAGATCGACTTCGTGAGGATGGAAGGCTCGGGTCGACCTCGCGAGGCGTGGGTCGCTTTGGAGGATGTGACATGATGAAGACGATCTATGTCGTGTGGGATGAGAAGGATGGACGGGACGAGTGGTTTCCTATCCGGTACGGATGGCACGAAGAGACCGACGTACTAGGGCGGACACATCGCTTTTTGTATCTCTGTTACACCGGCGAATGGGGCATCGGGACCGCTATCGAATTGACCGAGCCGGAAGTGAGATGGAGGTTTCGCGATCTTTATGACGACGACAACGAAGAGTTTCTCTCCAGGATGTTCGACTCGAAGCTCGCCTTCGCTTTCGAGAAAGCGGCCGAGAGGCTCTTCGGGTATTGTGTGGTCCCTAAGATTTCTGGATGGGATTTAAGCGGAGTCGACATCGACTCGATCAAGACTCTCCCCGAAGACCTCTGATCCGTTACCCGGAAAAGGTTCAGTCTCCGGGTAGGGGACTTTTCACACACTTTTCACACCGGCTAGTGTGAAAACTATTTCGACGCAACCTCTCGGAATCATTGCACTAAATAATCTACTCGGGGACTTTTCACACTTTTCACACGGGATACCCTTTGTGATCGTTCTAGGTCTCTTGTGTGATGGTTATCACATTACATAGGGGGGTACCCTTATTTGCGAGTCGTGGGAAAGGGTACCCCTACCGAGTAGTGTGAAAAGGGGTAATAAGATAATAAATAATATAATAAATTTAACTACTTACAACGGTTTTAGTTTTCACATTCTAAGGTGTGAAAAGTGTGAAAACTACGCAGCGCGTCAAAAGTAGGTTAGGGGGATGAGGGGGTCCTCATCGGTCTAGTGTGATTTTTGTCAGGGGTGGATGATACAAAACGAGAGAGAGCCTCATTCAACCTCCCAACCTCCCTAAGTCCCTATGGTCGCTTGTTTCCTGTGATCATGGTGCTAAGATCTTTCTAGGCTTCATGCGGGAGTCGGAGGCGGTCCTCGTTGCGCATCAAGGCGAGGGCCAATTCTCCGGTTGGGGGAACATATGGACGGACTTCGGAGACCTTGGAGTCTCTTCGCATATCGTCCGAGCGGACGCTCGGGATGGATCGCCGTGTCCGATCATACCGATGACCTCGAGGCTTTGATCTATGGACTGGTCGCGACTTATGGACCGGACACCGAGATCCTCTTCGACATACCCAGGGACCGCAATGTCGACGAGCTCTCCGAGCTCCTCGAGGCGGAGGTCCTATCGTGAACAATAAGGCGAAGGGGACTCGAGCCGAACATCGATGTATGAAGCAACTCGAGGCGCTCGGTTACTCGACTTGTCGAGCGGCGGCGTCTCTTGGTGAATGGGATGTGATCGCAGTCGGTGAAGACGATGTGAGGCTCGTTCAAGTGAAATGCAATAGACGACCCGGCTCGGAAGAGATGACCCGACTCCGAGCCTTCCGAGCTCCGGAGAATTGCTCTCGGGAGGTGTGGGTCTATAAGGACGGGAAACCGCGTGAGCCGATAATTGAAATTTTGAGGGATCAATGAACGTTGAAGAGATACCGATTGCAGAGCTGGACCTAGATCCAGCCAACGTGCGTCAGCACGATGAAAAGAACCTGGCGGCTATCAAGTCAAGCCTGAAGCGCTTTGGCCAACAGAAGCCGATTGTGGTTGACCCTAAAGGCATTGTCATCGCTGGCAATGGAACACTCACGGCGGCGAGGGCTCTTGGGTGGCAATCGATCCAGGTCGTTAGGACGAACCTACTAGGGGCCGAAGCTACCGCTTTCGCCATCGCCGACAACCGGACCGCCGAGCTCGCGACGTGGGACGACGGAGCTCTCGTTCAGCAATTGCAAGCGCTCAAGCTTGAAGATTCAGCGTTGATTGAGTCAGCCGGTTTCGATGATTTAGACCTTGAAAAGATGCTTGAGGACCAAGGTATATTTGACGTCGATGCAGTGGGTATGCCTGAGTTATCAGGTGAAGACCGAGCCCCTTTCCAGCAAAAGACCTTCACGCTACATGATGAGCAATGCGAGGACGTGGATGCGGCGGTGTCCATTGCCAAAGATATGGGGCACAGCCAAAGCGCAATCAATGAAAACTCAAACGGTAATGCTCTGGCATTTATCTGTCAGTTTTTTGTTAGGGCGCATCAATGAGGGCGAAAGACATACAGCTGCGGCCTATATCATCACGAGACGCTGTAAGGATTGTGAAGGCTTGCCACTATTCCGGGAAATCTACCCAAAACAGTCAGTTACATTTTGGCGTTTTCCTAGATGGTAAGTGCGGTGGGGCTATGCAATTTGGCCCCTCAATAGATAAACGAAAGACGCAAAAACTTGTCGAGGGCACTAAATGGAACGGCTTCTTGGAGTTAAACCGCATGGCTTTTGCGGATTGGTTGCCTAGAAACAGCGAGTCACGGGCTCTGGCGATAAGTATGCGGCTAATCAAAAAAGCTTATCCGCATGTAGAGTGGATTGTTTCATTTGCAGATGCGACGCAGTGCGGGGATGGGACAATATACCGAGCGAGTGGTTTTGTCCTGACTGGAATCAAGAGAAATACGACGATGCTTGAAATGCCAGACGGAACAATCGTGGCCGACAAAACCTTAAACAATCATCCTTATCAGAAAATGGGATACTGGAAAAAAAGAGGTGCAAAGCCTTTGGATGGTCATCAACTTCGATATGTCTATTTTTTGAATAAGAAAGCGAAAGAAAGATTGACCGTCCCGATTCTAGACTTTTCAGAGATAGAAAAGAACGGGGCTACCATGTATAAAGGAAACCGGCCCAATGGGCTCAACAGCCTCAAAGGCGTGCAAAGCATAGACAGCGATGCGTCTAGCGACCAGCTAGAAGAGGGCGGTGCAATTCCGACCTGTACGCTCCAAGGGGGATTGTCATGACAACAAAGAAGCGCAAGTCGAGGGCGAAACCAAAGAGCGAGCACAAGAAAGACGGGCGACCGTTGACGGTGTTATCAGAAGAGCAGGTGAGAGAGGTTCAGACGCTCGCTGCCGTGCTTTCTATCGAGCAGATGGCTGATTACTTCGGTATCTGTAGAACGACCTTCTACGAGGTCATGAAGCGTCAACCAGAGGTTTCTGAACATTACCAAAAGGGAAAAGCCAAGGCGATTGGTACGGTGGCTAAAAACCTCATCGTGCAAGCCAACTCGGGCAATACCACGGCGGCTATCTTTTATTTGAAAACTCAGGCAGGTTGGAAAGAAACCACACGACAAGAACTGACTGGTGCCGAGGGAGGCCCGATCAAGCAAGAGGTAACCGATGCCCGTGACCAGCTCCTGGATAGACTGGCTCGCATCGCAGAGCGAAGCCAAGAGGACTAAAATCCTCGGTGAGCTCAGTGATGATGAGATCACGCTCTTGATGAGAGACTGGCGCTTTACTGCTAGGCCCGAACAACTACCCCCGCCCGGCGATTGGAAGACGTGGGTCATATGCTCCGGTCGAGGATGGGGAAAAACTCGGACCGGCGCGTCGTGGGTCATCGATGAGGTCCGCTCCGGACGAGACTCTCGAGTGTGCATCCTCGGACGTACCGCCGGCGATGTCCGCGATGTCATGGTCGACGGTGAGTCGGGTATCCTCGCGTCGTCACCTCCGGACTTCCGTCCCGAGTACGAACCCTCGAAGCGTCGGATCACATGGCCAAACGGAGCCATCGCGACAACCTTCTCGAGCGATGCTCCCTCCGCTCTTCGAGGTCCTCAATTCTCTCACGCATGGGTCGACGAGCTCGCCGCTCACGCCTCCTTCGAGGCTTGGGACCAACTCTCCTTCGGACTCCGTCTCGGAGAGCATCCTCGAGCACTCATCACGACGACACCGAGACCGCTCGTCCGACTCAAAAAAATCATGGACGCTCACGACACGGTCGTGACCCGAGGATCGACGATGGACAACCGTCACAACCTCGCCAAGAGCTTTATCGAGGCGGTCGTCGACCGGTACGCCGGGACGACCCTCGGTCGACAAGAGCTCGAGGGAGAGCTCCTCTCCGAGCTCCCCGGAGCGCTCTTCTCGAGAGCCGACATCGAGAAGGCTCGAGTCGATACCCATCCCGAGCTCGAGCGAATCGTCGTCGCTATCGACCCGGCCATCACATCGAGAGCCGACTCCGACGAGAGCGGAATCATCGTCGCCGGAAAAGCTCGAGGCGACTTCTACGTCCTCGAGGACCTCTCGGTGAGAGCGACACCGGAGAAGGTATGCCGACGAGCGATCGACGCATACCATCGATTCCAAGCCGACCGGGTCGTCGTCGAAGCGAACCAGGGCGGCGATGTATGGTCGACCATCATCCACAACATCGACGCCTCGGTCCCAGTGAAGGCGGTCCACGCGTCTCGAGGTAAGGCGACCCGAGCGGAGCCGACCGCCGGTCGATACGAGCAAGGTCGTTGCCATCACGTCCGACCGCTCCCCGAGCTCGAAGATCAACTTTGCTCATTCATCCCCGGAGAGACTCGAGACTCTCCCGACCGTCTCGACGCTCTCGTCTGGGCCATCACCGAGCTTGACGGAGGAGCCGTCGTCGATGTCGCCATCGATCCCAACTTCGGATACAAAGGACCCAACGCATGGCTGTAAAACCTAAAACCCCCAAGCCTCCATCGAAGCCGAGCTTCCGAGGTGCATTCAATGGACCCGGCTCAAGGAAGGCCGAATCGATGGCGTCCGGCCTCTCGAGTCGAATCAAGACGATCCTCGATCGATACATGGACTTTCTCGTCCGACAAAAGATCATCGAGGTGAGAGGCGCTCTCCGGAAGAACGACCCGACCGGACGATTCGAGAGAGAGCTCGCGAACCTCCTCACGATCTACGGGTCCCGCGTCCTCGACGGTGAGATGAAGCGCTCCCTCGGTCCTAGTTGGCAAGGCGTCAAGCCGTCCTACTTCGAGCAACTCTTCGCCGAGAAGACCGTCCTCGTCCAAGGTTTGATGTCGGACATCGAGCTCGAGTTTCAACGCAATATGGGGCAACTCATTGGGCAATGGATGACCAACGAGCCGAGCCTTACGGTGACCGAGCTCTCCGAGCGAATCCGAACATCGGCATACCTCGACGGAGCCGATGTCCCAGGGAAGAAGGTCCCGGCTCGCGCAATGCTCGAGCCTCTCAAATTCGGACATCCTCTCGCTCGACAACTATGGAGCCGAGCGGCGCTTGTCGCTAGGACCGAGATCGGGATGGCTCGAACCGCGGCTCGATACGATGCAATCGAAGCGACCGGCGGCGAGTACGTGATGTGGAGCGCCGGTCCCGACTATAAGAACGACCGCGGACACCAAGACCTCGACGGGACCATCATCCGGGTCGGGGACCGTTTCGAGTTCACCGAACCCTCGAGGATGGGCGGAAAGACCTTCCGTCCTCGATATCCAAAAGACTGGTCGAACCTACCCATTCGTCACATTGCGAATTGCCGATGTGAGATCGTCGCGGCTCCGGCCTCCGAAGTCCTCAGACTCAAAAGACAAGGGAAACTAAAATGACACAAGACAAGGACCTCGACCTCTTTCAAGTCTTCGGACGGACGGGTCTCAAGAACTACTCCGGCATCGTCAACGAGGAATTCCTCGAGCAACTGAAACACGAGAAGGGGACTCGGATGTATCGAGAGATGGCGGAGAACGACGCCATCATCGGAGCCATCCTCTACGCTATCAAGACCCTAGTCCGTCAAGTCGACTGGCGAATCGATGCGGCCGAAGACACCGACGAAGCTCGAGCCGTCGCCGAGTTCGTCTCCGAGTGTCTCTTCGAGGATATGGATCGAACGTGGACCGATACCCTCTCCGAGATCTTGTCCTTCCTCGTTTACGGTTACTCGGTGCATGAGATCACCTATAAGATCCGACGCGGTCCCGAGGAGGAGCTCAAGACCCGACGCTCGAAGTTTTGCGACGGTCGAATCGGATGGAGGGGCTTCCCGATACGAGCTCAAGACACGGTCTATTCTTGGGATCTCGACGAGGACGGCGATGTCCTCGGGTTCACTCAACTCGCTCCGCCGGACTTTCAACGACGCTACATCCCAGCGGAGAAGATGCTCCACTTCCGGACCGAGTCTCACAAGAACAACCCCGAAGGACGGAGCCTCCTCCGGAACGCCTTCCTCTCCTACTATTACAAAAAGAAGTTGATCACATATGAGTCGATCGGCGTCGCTCGAGACCTCGCCGGTCTCCCCGTCCTCGAGGTACCAGCCGAGATGCTCTCGAGCTCCGCGAGCTCGTCTCAAAAGGCGGTCGTCGCTCAGATGAAGGAATTCATCACGAGAGTCTCACGCGATGAGATGGAAGGCGTCCTCCTTCCATCCGAGACAAACTCGGACGGCTCTCCCTCGGGATACCGTCTCCGACTTCTCAACTCCGGCGGACGACGTCCGATCGATGTCAATGAGATCATAAAGCGACACGAGTCTCGACAAGCGATCACGGTCCTCGGCGAGTTCGTCCTCCTCGGGATGGACAAGGTCGGGAGCTTCGCTCTCGCATCGACGAAGACGAGCCTCTTCGCCCAGGCGCTCGGGACCTACCTCGACGCCATCGCAGAGGTTATCAATACGGATGCGATCCCGAAGCTCCTCCGATTGAATGGTGTCCCGGCCGACCTCTTCCCGGTCCTCCATTATGAGGACATCGAGACCGCCGACCTCAACGAGCTCGCCGCGTCTCTCGCGAGCCTCACCGGAGCCGGCATCATCACACCTGACGACGAGCTCGAGGAATACGTCCGCAACTTCGCCGACCTTCCTCAACCTCAAAAGGATTCCGCTCGATTCGAGGCGGCTCCTCCGGGAGCGGATGAGGAGCTCATCGCTTCAACTTATGGAAACGAGGAGGACGAGTCCGATGAAGACTAAAGCGATACAGGCTCCGAAGGGGTATCACTGGATGGAGACCAGTCGAGGACCGATGCTCATGGTCGGCGACTATACTCCCCACGATGGAGCCTCCGAGTCGTATGAATTCCAATTGATGGAAGAGCACGAAGAGAACATCGAGAAACCGGAAGAGTGGGATCGCATATACGAAGCGATCCTCGAGCGGACCGGGAATAAGGAACTCGCCGCGGCGACGGCGACCGCTCGAGTCGGAAAGGTCAAGGACGACCCGAAGACACCGGCCAAGCCGAGCGAGAGACGCTCCGGCTCGGAGACGAATCCCGAAGGCTCGGCATCCGGTGAACGCGGCGGGATCGAGCTCTCGGAAGCTAACATCAAGGCGCTCGAGAACCTTCGAGACGAGCATAATGAGAAGTACACGGCCGAGAGCAAGAAGGCCGACCTCGGCAAACTTAAGGCGGTATTTCGACGCGGAGCCGGAGCATTCTCGACGAGTCATCGACCGAGCGTCTCGAGTCGTGATCAATGGGCTCTCGGTAGAGTGAAGGCCTTCCTTCACCTCCTCGCGACTGGTCGCCCTAAAAATGCGAAATACATCGGAGACAACGATCTCCTCCCCGAAGGTCATCCTCGAGCCGGGAAGGTCGAGAAGCGTCTCCTCTTCGTCGTATCGACACCGAGCGACCTCGACATCGCTCGACGTCGTCACCTATGCGGACCGAGCGGAGAGCGATTCGCGAAGAGCTACCTCGAGCCTCTCGGTCTCGGTCGTCCCGATGTCGATGTCGTCGATCTAGGCGAGCTCGACGAGGTGAAGGACCTCGAGCCTCTCGCGGTCGTGACACTTGGCAAAACGGCGAAGGAGCTCCTCGGCGATGTCGTCGACGTCTCCCTTCCTCATCCCGCGGCCATCAAGACCGACCGAGCTCGAGACGGTCTCGGCCGAAGGCTCGCCGAGCTCGGAGCAATACTCGAGAAGGCCGACTCCTTCCTTCCGCCGAAGGGCGTCCAAGAACAAGCCGAGATCGGTCTCCGGATGCGCGAGGAGCAACCTCCCTCGAATCGAGGCGGGACCGAGGTCGGTGTCGCTCGAGCTCGAGACCTAGCCAATGGTCGACGGGTCTCCGAGGATACGATCCGACGGATGGCGTCCTTCTTCGCTCGACATGAGGTCGACCTCGACTCACCTCAAAACAGCGACCCGGACCATCCGGACTACCCAGGCCGAGGCATTCAGGCGTGGAAGCTATGGGGAGGCGATGAGGGGAAACGATTCGCCGACAAGGTCATGAGACAACTTGAGGCGAAAGAGGAAGCCGAGAAGAGCCGAGCGGTCGGCATCTACAAGGCCGACGACGAGAAGCGCATCGTCTATGGCGTCGTCTTGGACCCGACCGAGCTCGACGCTCACGAGGATTTTCTCTCTCCGTCGGTCATCGAGGAGACGGCTCACGACTTCCTCGAGAGCTCGAGGACCATCGGTCTCGATCACAATGGAGACGCCGAAGGAGCGACCGTCGTCGAGTCTTACATCGAGCGATATCCGTCGGAGGAGGACTACCGACTCGCCATCGCTGGCAAGCCTCACCGGTCCTTCCGGACCCGATTCGGTGAGGATTTCGTCACCTCCGGGTCTTGGGTCCTCGGTGTGAGGCTACCTCCGGAGCTCTGGTCGAAGGTCAAAAACGGCGAGCTCAACGCCTTCTCGATCGGAGGCGTCGGGACTCGCGAAGACCTCGGAGCCGGTGAAATGCCGACGATCGAATTCATCGAGCGGGATTGACCCGATCGATCAACCTGCTAAGATCTTTTTGAGGTCGAGCCGACCTCTCCATCGCCGAGCCGGCAACGTACAAAAACACGACAAGGGGAAACCCAATGAAACGCAAGCGACGACCCACGTCGCTTAAGGCGGTCAAGACCGAGGAGGTCTCTCTCGTCGAAAGCGGCGCGAATCGAAAGGTATTTCAAATTATGAAGAACGCACCAACCATGGATGAGATTCTCGTCCAGGTCCTCAAGGCCGAGGGAGACTCCGAGGCGATGGAGAAACTCTCCGACGAGATGTCGAAGATGGAGCTCCCGGAGGACGCAAAAACGGCCGTAATGGCGGCGATGAAACTCCTCGAGGCTTATTCGGACGAGATGTCCGTCGCCGATGCTCTCCGCTCTCTCCGAGCGGCTAGCGGTGAGAAGATGGAAGTCGAGGTCGAATCGGCCGAGAATTACGACAAAGAGGAAGAAGAAGCGGACAAAGCCGAAGAAGAGACCGAGAAAGAGGACGACGAAGAGAAGCTCGAGAAGGCTCTCCGAGAAATCCCTGAAGGTGCTCGAGCGGCTTTCGAGTCTATCTATAAGGCGAAGAAGGAGCTCGTCGAGAAAGCGGCTCAACTCGAGCGAGAGCTCGGAGTCGAGATCGCAAAACGCGAGCGGACCGAATACGTCAAGAAAGCCGAACAAACCCTCGGCAACATCCCCGGCCATACTCTCGACGAGGTCGTTGATCTCGTACTCGAGACGAAGGCTCGAGACGAAGCTCTCGGCGCTCGCGTTGAGAAAGCTCTCGAAGCAAGCTCGGCAGCGCTCCAAGGCGGAGCGGTACTCGTCGAAGCGGGGACCGCGGCTCCTATGACATCCGGCGGAGCATGGGCTCGGATCGAGAAATCGGCCG